ATGTTGCCCAAGCCAGTAAATTTAGTGCTTCCGAGGTTGGTGAGACTGCCGTTATGCTTGCCCAAGCAGGTTTAAGCATTCAAGAAATCGGCGCGTCTATGAAAGGTATTATTACCTTAGCTCAAGCCACTGGCACTGACTTAGCCAAGTCCGTTGACGTTGTTACATCTGTTCTATCTATCTTCAACAAAAGCGCGACTGAGACCGACACCATTGTTAACCAATTAACAGCGGCTTTGAACGAGTCTAAATTAGACATCAACAAAATGGCCTTAGGTTTGCAGTATGCAGGTAACATCGCCAGTGACTCAGGCGTAAGTTTTGAGGAATTAACCGCCGCTTTGGGTGCTACAGCAAACGCGGGTATCCGTAGCGGTAGTACCCTCGGTACTGGTTTACGTCAGATGTTTATTGATTTGCAAAAGCCAAATGAGAAATTGACAAAACGCTTAGAGACTTTAGGCATCACCTTAGACCAAGTGAGTTTTCGTTCACAAGGCTTAGAGGGTGTTTTACGCAATCTACGCAATGCTGGATTTAGCTCTGCTGATGCCTTCGAGACTTTCGAGGTCCGTTCTGCTGCTGCTTTCTCCGCCTTATCAGGTAACTTAACCGACTTCCATGATTTACAAGAAGAACTTGCTGACACCAATGCCGCCTTTGAAGCCAACAACGTACAGATGGAATCCTTTGCTATCCAACTGGACCATTTAAAATCTAACTTGGGTATCTTATCTGCTGAGGCTTTGAAACCTGTATTAAGCTTACTTCGGGACATGACAAAAGGAATGGCTCATGCAATGGAAAATACGGAGGAGGGTGTAGGGGTTGTTAAACTCTTAACAGGAGCTTTTGCAGCTTTAACTGTAGGTGTAACTATAGCTTGGTTCGCCAGATTAGTTGCTGGACTTATCAGTACAACCTTAGCCCTTACAACGGTAGGGGGAGCCTTAACCTTAACTAGGTATGGAGTTATAGGCTTAACAGCAGCACTTATCACAGGTGTTGCCTCTTGGGTTTCCTACAATAGTGAAGCTAAACGATTAAATACAGAGTTAGATAAGTCTAAGGGGCTTCACAATGAATTAAAAGCTTCTTTACAGTCTGCCGAAGGAACTATGCACAATGTTGACGAAGCTATAAAAAATCTCGTTAACCGTTATGGGGTTTTAAAGACTGATAGCAGACAAACAGAAGCAGCCGCTAAAAGCTTAATGGCTCAATTTGCTGAATTTGGTTTAAAGATTGACGATGTTGCAAACATCAGTATCGACAATTTAATTAACAAAATGAGTGAGTTGCGGACTGAGATGGCTAAGGAGTACAAGACTAAACTTGATGAAGAAGCCGCGGCAAAGATTAAGCGTCTATCAGATGAGCGGGAGGCTGCTGATGATAGGTCTCAAAAGGCAACTTTAGCGGGCAGAGATTTCGGAGGTTCAGCCTACACTGTAACAAGAGAGGGTTTAAAGAGTTTTGCAGAGGCTACCAGCGCAACCAAGCTGGAAAACAGAGGACGGTATCTTGGCAGCATGACGCAGAGGGAGGCTGCTATCGCTTCCCAACCTGCTGTACGAGGTTTAATCATAAAGTATATGGAGGGTTTATTAGCAACACAGGAGAAGGGTGAAATTTTACCGCCTACTTTATTTAGCCCCGCAGAGATTAACAAGGATATTCAAGCCGCTCTAGCTAAAGCTCCAAAAGATAAGCTTTCCCCAACTCAAAGACGCTTAATTGAGGAGGTTGTGACAGGGTTAGTAACTCAATATCAAGACACTAAGACAATCCTAAACACCCCTGATGAGATTATTAAAACTGAGAAGAAACTTAAACAAGACCAAGATAAAGTTGATATGAACTCCAGTTTTTATTCCGTTACTGGTGACGGTACAAAGATGGAGGATATATCTAAAACCTATCGAGAGGGTTTAGAAACTGTATCGAGTACCAAAGGTATTAACTATGTAGAACAGTTAAAACGTCAGAGAACTATAGCTGAAAAAGCTAAAAAAGACAGTGACACTTTGATTAAAGGTTTAGAAGCTCAGAAAGACCTTGCAAAAGCTAACAAAGCTGATGACCATGTCATTCGTATTTTAGAAGACCAAATTGCAACACTTAAAACAGAACAACATGACTTCCGTAAGTTCGGAGCAGATTTAGACGCTAAAGCGCGTAAATTACAATTACAAAGACTTGGTTACGAGTTAGAAGCAGCAAAAGATGCTGTTGCCACTGCTAAAACCGCTGTTTTAAAAACAACAGGGTTAAACAGCGAAGAAAAACTCTACCGTGTTTACGAGGATAAATTAGTAGCTCAACAGAGAGTTGAAGACCGCATAAACGCCTTAAAACTACTAGATAACCCAGAAGAATCCTTAGCTATCGAAGCTATTGGGCGTTCACGGGTTTCTGAGGCTGCTAAAAGAGCTATTGAGAGGGAGAGTTACCGAAAAGGGATTACTGACAACGCCAAGAGTGCTGCCAACACCAACCTTAACACTGCTGACAAAGCTCGCCTTGACGCTAAGAAGAAAGACCTTGATGCTTTCTATAAAGACATAAAGAACCGAGAAAAAACTTTAGAAGGCCGACAAGAAGCCGAGCGTTTCCAAGCAACGGCTAAAACATATCGCCCTTTAACCACAGGCAATATGTTTGACCAACTCAATGCCGATGAAAAGAAAGCTGCCCAAGCTAAAGCCAACGCCACAGGCGTTAGCCAAGAGTATTCTGTTTTCGGTCAAGCTAAAGGAGCTTTTGCTCGCCAAGCCGCTCGTTTTGACAATGAGAGCTTACAAAAGAAACAAGTGCAAGAGAAGTTAGCTTTAGAAACAGCCATCTTGTTTGACTTGCAACAGCGTAAACAAAACTTGGGTATTGAAGAATATAACAAGTTAAAAGCTGAACAGATAACGCTTGAGGCAGAAGTAACACGGTTAAACAACATTGCTGCTGATGCCAGAGCTGATAAGCACCCAGAAGATTTAAAACTTGCTGAGGAAGCTCTGCAACGCAACAAAGATGCTATCGAGTATCACCGTGAGGCTGAGGAGAGACTAACTCAAGACATAGAGACCCGCAACAACACGATTGAAAACCTCAAGGACAATCTTCAAGCCTTAATTGATAAGTACGACCTCTTAGACACAACGATGTCTGCGGGTGTACAGTCGATGACATCAGGGTTATCAAGTATCTTCTCTGATTGGGCAAGTGGTGTTATCAAGAACACTGACGATGTAAAAGAGGCTTTCCGCAGTCTAGGCCAAAGTGTTTTACAAAGTATGGCTAAAGTTGTCAGTGACCGTATTGCCCAACAATTCATGGGTTTCCTACTGAATGGTTTGGGGGGTATGTTTGGTGGCTCAGGTGAGATCAACTTGGGAATGGGACCTCCGAAAACCTCTTTCGCAGCTACAGGCGGCCTCATCACCACTTCGGGTGTTAAGCACTTTGCTAGAGGCGGCGAAGTGGGTGGCACTAACATTGGCAGAGATAGCGTAGCTGCCCTCTTGCAACCCAATGAGTATGTTGTTCAACGCTCGGCGGTACAGGCTTTAGGTACTGATTTTATGCAGAACCTTAACAACGTCACCACAGGTAGCCTCAAACAAGGCGCAGCTAACTTAGGTGGTTCTAAACCAATGGTGCAGAACGTAATGAAGTCTTCACCACCTGTGAACGTCTATGTGGTGTCGCCAGAGCAGCAACGTCAAATGAGCCAACAAGATGTTGTAGTAGCCTTGCAAGACGATATTTTAAGAGGTGGAGCAACGAAGAAGTTGATTAAAGCCGTTATTACTGGGGAGATTTGATTTACATAAGTTAACACAAAAGGACTTTTCAAAGTTATGTGCTTTCGATAATATACACACATCGGAAGCGGAAACGCAGAAGATAAACACTAACAGCTAACGCTAACATTTAACGATTAAGAGTAAAAGACTATGTTACCAGAAGATGCAATTGCCGCTGCACAAGCCAACGCAAACAACAATGCTCAAGTAATCCCAGCCACTACTACACAAGCAGTAGCAACCTCTCAACCAACAGCAGCCCCCTCAATGGCATCCTTGATGAATCAAGGTTTCTCCGTTGACCACTTTATCAAAGTGAGTGAAGGGGGTTTGTTGTTAAGCAAAGACGCAACAGCAAAAACAGCCGTTGATAGTGCTAACGTCATTATCGACATGACCGAAGGTTTCGGTTTCAAACCTTTGTGGACTGTCTCTTATGGCGACCCTGTTCAATATGCTGAGTCCTATGACGGTGTGACAAGCACCAAAGGTGATTCTTGGGCTAATGCCGTTGCCACTGCTCGTGCTGTTGACTCTAAAGCAACACCGTTCCAAACCGTGAAAGTAGGAATGGAATTAGCTGAAGATACACAAGGCTTAAAAGCAGGTGTATCGTTGGGTTTGACATTTACCCGCACAGGTATCACCAATTGGGTTAAGTTGTACCAAGAAGTGATTCGCTCAGGTCTTAACGGCAAAAAAGTCGAAGTAAAACTCGGTTACAAAGTCGGTGAGAAAAAAGGCTATCGTAACTGGGGTATCCCAACTTTTGAATTAGTTGGTGAATACTTTGAGCATGGTGGTGAGTAATTGAAGTTTTGAACCTTTAGATACATAAGCTTGTTGATTTTTCTTACCAGCTTCTAAAGGTTCAACTTGGCAGTCTTTGTTAACCTTTCAAAGACATTGAGACAGGTTGACCCACTGTGCCAATACGGGTCAAAGAATAATAAGTGCCCATGTCCCAAGGCGGCGAGCGAGACTCCAAATCTTGCTGTGTGGAGTTCGATTCTCTAGGCACTTGCCAGAATTAAAAGGCGATTCGTTTGCGTCTGAGTGTTGGCCTAGTAATTAGGGAACAATTTTGAGGTAGTTTTTAATTGGCTCAAAATAGATATACACGAAACAATTGAAACGATGACTGGGTGGAAAGACAACCCCGCCGTGGTGTGGCGATAAAGCAACTACAAAGCAGCTTCGGCTGCTTTTTGTTTTTGTGGAGGTAGATGTAACACAAGTTATTCAGGTTGCTAAACAACTTAAAGCCAAAATACTTTCCCCTGATGACACTTGGAACACGGCATCATTCCCCCAATTGGAAAAAAGAGCAAAGTTAGAAAAAGAACTTTGTAATTATCTTCGCTTAGGAATGATTCGTAATTACGAACATTTAAAAGAAGTCATCTCTAAAATTTAAGGAACCACAAAAATGACCATTAACATTATCGATGCCAATAACTATTTCAGACGCGGTTTTGAAGCAGGTAAAGCGGTGTCGCAGCTTGCACCGCAAATGAGCCTTGACCCTACCTTCTATGTGTTTGACGGTAAGTTCGGTACTGCCAAGCGCAAAGCCATTTACCCAAACTATAAAGCGAAGCGCGATACACAAACGCCTGTTGACAACGGATTCTTCACTTACCTGTCAACAATCCGTACCGAGCTATTGCCTTTTTGTTATAACGCTATTGTTCTCCAAGTTGATGGGTATGAGGCTGATGATATTATCGCTGCCCTCGCCAACTACTTTGGCGGTCAACAGAAACACGTTTTAATCCACAGTAACGATGCTGACTTTCAAGCTTTGTTAAATGATTATGTAAGTATTACCGACAGAAGTAAAAAACTTCAACACGTTGAGCCTAAAGACATCCGCTTGTACAAAACCCTTGTCGGTGACTCTAGCGATAACATTACAGGCATTCCTAAATTGGGTAACGGTTGGTGGTTAAAACTTTCGGAACAAGACAAAGAACAGTGGCGGCAACTCCTAGAGGGTAAGATTGAGACTTACCCCGCGAGCTTCTTGACCGAAGCTAAAGCCACTTGGGTTGAAAATAATGTGCCTTTGTTACGAGACTTCTACACAATCGTAGGCTTTTTAGAAGTAAACTTATCAAAGGTGTTAACATTGGATTCCGACATCGGTACCAATGACCCTATTGAATACCGCCAAACAATGACTAAATATTACTGGGTGTGACCACTATGAGACCAATAGAAAGTATAAACCGTGTTCTAGTTGATAGAACAAACTGGCAAACGCTTCAACCTCAACTTCTTGCTACTGTATCAACCGCGCAACTGATGGGTTTCGACATTGAAACCCACGATGCTGACCGTCATCAAGGTTTAAATGACCTCATGGCTATTGATGATGAGGGTAAAGGCCACAATAAAAAGCTAATTTTTGACACCAACCGCACCACTGTTACAGGTTTCAGTATTTACCCTGACGACACTGATACCGCTTACTACTTCAACTTAGCTCACGCTGACGAGTTGAACCGTTTAAGTTTCCCCGAAGTTCAAGGCCTCTTAGATGCCTTCAAAGGTTACTATGTTATTCACAATGCAGCTTTTGAAATCGTGATGATGGAGAAAGCTTTAAACGTAGGTTACAAATTACCTCATGGGCGCGTCTTAGATAGTATGATTCTCTGTGTCACTGCCTACAACTCTGACACTTACAGTAAAAGTGTTTTTGCTAACACACCTTTGACGGGGTTGTATAAGTTATTGCCCAACATCAAAGTGGCTTATGCCACGGGAGACACTGAGAAGCAGGAAGACTTAGTTAATAAGTTTTGCGCCAAAGAGAGTGATGCAGCTCACTCTTACAACGGGTTTATTAAAGAGTTTTCATGGGGTTATAATCTAAAGAAAGCCAGCAAATCTTGGCTTAATTACACACAAAAAACCTTTGAAGAAACCTTAAATGGTAAACCCCACATGGGTTGCTTAACAGGTGCTGAGGTTCTCACTTACGGTGCTGATGATGCCATTACCTGTGTTCAGCTTTATCATACGGTCTTACAGTGGTTAATTGAGAATAACTCAGGAGCGGTTAAAACTTACTTCGAGCAAGAAAACCCTTGCTGTTGGGTTTACGCTCAAATGAACGCAACAGGTATGCGCGTTGATGTTGAGGCCATTTACAAAGCGCGGGAATCACAACGGGTCGAGTACGCGGCAGCGTTAAGAAAAATGCAAACGCTATTGGCACAGGCAATGCGAGAGAGAAAACTTGAACCTAGTGAGCAGCTACTTAAATACGAAGCATGGTATGGTAAGCCCACTATTGCCAAAGGCATCTCCGAAATAACTGATGGACGTAGTAAGTATTTATGGCTCATTAAGCAATTTGTTGATGCTCCTGATAGTTTACCAGATTACGACTTAGTGAACTTCTATGTTCGCTCTCCTGTTGGCAAAGGCTGGTCTGGTGTAGAACCCGCAGCAATTAATCTCTCCCATTATATGGCAATGAGAGTCATCCTATTTGATATTCTTGGCTTAAAAGCACAGGTGGAAGCTGGTAAGATTCAAAGTGATGGGGAAGCGCGTGATAAGTTACGGGAGAAAGCTTTGGAGAGGGGGGATAACCTTGTAGTTGAATTGATGGATTGTTATAAAGTGCTAGGAGATATAGACCAATGCCTCAAACTTTATATTAACAATTATATGAAGATGTTAGACCCAGAGACAGGTCGGATGTACCCCACGATTAGTAGTTTATTGGATACGCGAAGAACCGCAGTAAGTAATCCTAACTCTCAACAGTTAACCAAGTTTGGTAGTAGTAAGTTTGTTCGTTCTTTCTTTCTACCTGATGACGACAACTCAGTTATATTAGCCCCTGATTTTAGCGCGATTGAGTTGGTTATTATTGGTGGGTACAGTGGTGATAAGGGCTTCTTAAAGGCTTATGGGCAAAGACCTCACGATGATATTCATAGTCAAACAGCAGCTCTGATGCTTGGTTTAACTGTTGAAGAGTTTAATAAACTACCTAATAAGAAACAGATGCGGAACGAGCAGGGAAAAATTCCAAATTTTTCGCTCTGGTACAGTGGTACTTTACATACGGCAGGTAAGCAACTAGGTTGGGATGCTGACACAGTCAAGATGAAAACTGAGCTTTATAAAGCAGGTTACGCCGAAGCCGAGCAGTGGCGTTTAGACACTATAGCAGAAGCTAAACAAAAAGGATATGTTGAATTACCAGACCATTTAAGACGTTATCGCTTTGAATCCACAGCAATGTGGGCAGATATGATGCAGGGTAAATTTGACCACTTGAACGTCTCCGAATTTGGCCGACAATGTATTAGACGCATTCAAGCACGAGCAGGGAATCAAGGTTTGAATGCTGCCGTACAGGGTTTATGTGCGACTTACGCCAAGCGTAAACTTTACCGAGCGATGTTCAAAGACTTCCCACGTTTAGGTTTACGGGCAAGAGTGATGACCCTTGTCCATGACGAGTTAGTCGTTTCTGTGCATAGAGATGACGTTATGAAGGCTAAGAGTTACCTCTATGAATTGATGATTGACGGAGAAGGTATATTTAGTAATGTGATGATTGACTCTAGCATGGCGATGGGGCGTAATTATTTGGCTTTTCATCCTGAGACGAACAAGAAAGGTTTAGTTGAGCTGATGGAGATTGACAAGGAACTGCCTTGTATTCCTAAAGAACGCTGGGGTCAGAAAGCCACTGATAACGAAGTCGGCTTAATACTTGATTATCTTTTCAGTTAAGTTTACAATAATTAACACTTAAAGAGTACCGTGATGGGGAAACTTTAGGTTATCCTTAAACGATGAAGAAACCGTTTTTCCAAGCTTGTTGGGTTTTCGTTTAGACCCTCCATCACCAAGCAATAGGAAAGCGGTTTTTTCATTTCTGAGACTTGAAGATTATGAAAGATTTAATTACCGCTAAAGCTTCCCCAACCACAATGAGCAGTGTTGAGCTTGTCGAGTACATCAACAGTTTGCGTGAGAAGGGTGAGCCCGAAGTTCGCCATGACAACCTCATGGCGAAAGTTCCGAAGGTGCTAGGTGAAAGTCACGCTCCTAAGTTCTTAGGAACGCAAACCTACGGAAATAATAACAGCCGAAGTATTTACAACTTCCCCAAGCGTGAAGCTTGTCTAGTGGCTATGTCGTACAGTTATGAGTTACAAGCTGTGGTCTATGACCGTATGACAGAACTTGAAACCCTACCTGAGACGCTTACTTTACTTCAAAGACAGGAACAAACTTTAAGATTGACCCCTTTTGCAGCAGGAGCGGCGGAGGCTTTAGGTTTCAAAGGGAATCAAGCTATGCTCTCAGCAGACAGAGCTGTTAAAACCATGACAGGTATTTCTGTCCTAGCTTTAATGGGGGCAGAACTCATCAAAGAAGAGCAGTATCTAAATCTTACGGCAACCGAGATCGGTAAAGAGTTAACGCCTCCGTTATCAGCAATCAAAACTAATCTACTTCTTCAGAACCAAAACTTTCAGGAGAAATTAGGTTCAGCATGGGTTCCAACGGAGAAAGGTAAACCTTATGCAGTTTTCCTAGACACGGGTAAGAAACATAACGATGGAACGCCAGTTACCCAACTAAAATGGTTATCAACCATCCTCACCCACCTAAACTAATACTCTGCTATAATAACCCCAATGCCAATACCATTGGGGTAGCCAACACCATGTCTTTTACCAACTTTTCAAAAACAATAATGCTGACAGCCCTGCTAACTCAAACAGCAAGACTAAGTGATGGCAAGCACAAAGTTGTTGTGGCTAACAATGGTGTTATCAATGCCTTAGCCCCTGCCCAATACGTCACCCTTAAAGTTTACGGTCACAATCCGCCTGTCATTACCAATGCCGAGCCAATACAATGGACAGCCGACACACTATGGCCAGATATTAACGAAGTCTATGTGGTTAATGACTCAACAGGTCAAGAGATTATTCTAAAAGGACAATTGGTTAACTACCCCATGCTAAACGGGGCAGTGTTTTTAATCCCTACGAATGCGTGGGAGGCCAGCCTTGTTGAATAGCATTGCCCATAGTCTTGTCAGGTTAAACCCTGTCCAAAATATAAGTCTAACTTGCTTTGATGTTGAGACAGAGTACAAGTCAACACGCGCTAACCTCAGCTTTGATGGCAGCTATCAATACAGCACCCCCAGAACCCCTCTTAGACCTTACACAGATATTAGGATAGTTACGGTAACTATCCCTGTTATGCGTTACTACTTTGGCAGTCAAGGGCAGCTATTAACAGATTACGAACGCTCAACTAACTTTGCTTGGCTTGAGTGGATGTACAACATTCACAAAACAGTTAAGACCTTCTTATTTGACCATCCGATATACGGGACATTAAAAGTTCGCTTTGCCGAACCCCTTAAAGTTCCTAAAGGCATCAAAGGTGGTCAGGCTGCTTTGGAAGGTGTCCAACTTACATTGGTTGAGGTTTATAATACCACTCTTGACTCTCCGTTGAGGTTAGGCCCCACTTTCCTTTTAAACCTAGATCAAAACTATTGGGATACCCATACTGATTTTGATTACCCTTACCATCTTGTTAGCACCGAGTACAACTCGGAAGACACTGTACTCCAACTTGGTGGCAACTATGCCTACACAGTGCGGGGAGCTAAACCAGAAGAACGAATCTTTACATTGTACTTTGACGGTTTAAGGTATAGTAAAACAGGTAATAGCATCATTGCTGATACCAGTGATGATAACCAGTTAAGTATGCAGCATTTAGAAAACTTCTATCAATGGTATGGTTTAGATAATAGTTTCTACTACCCTCACCCCACTTACGGTAGAGTTAAAGTACGTTTTAAAGAGCCTTTGAAGATACCTAAATTGCGCGAAAATGCTAACGGCTGGACGGACAGCTTCACTATCACTTTAGTCGAGGTAATTGAAGATGCTACCCGTTACGTCTGACCCTAAACATCAAGTAGAGGCAACGAGCCTAGCTCCTGAGCCGTATGTGGAGCTGTTTAAGTTTATTCCTGATTACTTACAACCTAACACATTTATAGCTTTCACGAACCACCCAACAATCACTTGGCAGGGGGTAACGTATGAAAACTTTCCACATCAATTCAATGGTTACAACATCCAGTCAACAGGTGAGCAAAGCCGACCTAAATTACAGGTAGCCAATCCAAATGGGTTGTTTTCTTCGCTATTGGTTGAGGGTAGTCTTCCAAGACAAGGTGAAACCCTAACAGGCGTTAGATTACGTCAAAGTCAACTTATCCGCTACCTTGTTTTACGCGCTGATTTACTGGCTGACGAGAGCCGCTACTTACGAAATAAATGGTTACTGGCAAAGATAGTCAACTTGACCAAGGATAGTGTAAGTTTTGAGTTGCGGAGTGTGTTAGACGGGGTACGCTATACACTGCCCGCACGACAGTATATTTCCCCTGACTTCCCTGTTACCAGTATGGGTTAACTTTATGATGCTAGAATTATTAAATAAACCTTATAAAGATGGTAAAGATGATTGTTACGGCCTCGCTAGAGCTTATTACCAACAAGAATATGGTTTAACCTTAAGAAACTATGCTAGACCCCTTGGGTTTGACCACGAAGGTTTAGACTTATTGATGGATAACTTTATCAAAGAAGGTTTCTGCTCTTTACCTGTTGCGGGTATATCACATTTAGAAAAAGGTGATGGTTTACTGTTCTCTATTCTTGGTAGCAAGACCGTTAACCATGTTGGGGTTTATATTGGCTCAGGGTATTTTATACATCACCTGTACGAGAAGATGTCTAAGTGTGAAGCCCTTGACCACCGATGGTATCAACGTATTTCTCTTGTTGTTCGCCACCCTGAAATAAGTACAATGAATATAAAGCGAATAGGTAAGACTAACTTGTTAGATTTACTTCCCCCTCATTTACGTTTACGGGTGCAGCAAAATGCAGGAAATATTTAAAGCCCTAATATCTTACTGGCATCCAAAACTAGAACGCTGTGGGTTTGTCGATAAAAACAACAACATCGTTGAGGTCGAAAACAAACACGTCAACCCTGCCAATCACTTCGCCATTGACGATGTTCCTGCCGATGCCGTTGCCATGTGGCATACACACCCTAGCGGTTGTTGTAATTTATCGACAGATGATTACCACTTGTTTAGAAGACTGCCAAAATTAATACATATTATTGTTGGTCGCGAAGACGTAGCTTACTACTTCATCGACACTGATGAAGCTGTTTTAAGAGGGGATGACAATGTTAGTTAGTATTGTCTTAACAGGGTACTTAGCGAAGTTTGTGCGCGAACCTGTTAGTATTGAAGCGTTCAACGCGAGAGACGCTTTAGAAAAATTACAAAACTATTTGCCAAAAGGTGTAAGCCACCTCGTTAAAATAAAAGAACTCGGCTGCCCCGAAGACTTAAACGAAGGTAAAACAACACTAACAATATCCCCTTATTTTGAAGGCTCTGGGGGAGGTAAGAAAGCAGGAGGTATTCAAATCGGAATTGGCATCTTATTGCTTGTTTTTATCAGCCCTATCGGTATTAATATGGCCGCAGGAGCTTTTAAATCTTTTTTAATCGGTGTCGGAGCTAACCTCATCATTGGCGGTGCTCTGCAACTGTTGCAAAAATCGCCAAAAGCAGACCCGACACAAGGGGATAAGCGAAGCCGATTTATCAATGGGGATAAGAACACAATCAAGGAGGGAACACCGATACCCTTGATTTATGGTCGTCAAAAAGTTTATCCTCATATCTTGTCGTTTAACATTGACGCTAACCCTTACAACCCTGACCTTGAGTAATAAAATGGCAAAATACACCTATGTCGGCTCTGGGGGTAAAAAACCCCAAACCCCTGTTATTACCAATGATAATTTATTCTCTAAAGACAAGGTTGAACTACTTTTGGGTGTGGGTGAGGGGCCAATAGAAGGCTTAGAAGAGGGCTTAAAGAGTTTTTTCGCAGGTGATGTGCCTTTACATGCTAAAGACGGCAACCCAATTATCAAGGAGCTTGTCGCTGACCCCTATCAGGGTTTAGATTCTCCAACCATTATTGTTTTTCAACTTGGCGGTGAATCTGCTAACGTATCTGTAGGTGTTAACATCCTACAGAAGTCCCCTGTTGTTCGTTATACCCCTGAGAATTTTCGCGGTAAGATTAACAAATTAGATATTAGGATTACAGTGGCGCAGTTGTTCCACGAAACCGCTGGTGGAGATGTCCTAAACAACATAGCCCAATTTCGCATCGAATATAAGACTGCGAGAGGAGCTGACCCGTGGATTATTTTAGACTTCGGTAATGCCACCCCCACTCAGTTTGTACCCCCCCTGTCAAACATAACTTTCGGTGTCGGCTCACACACAGACGGTTTTAACAAATACATTTTAAACGGTAAAACAGGTTCAGGGTTTGTGATTGACTTCAAGGTTGATGTGCCAACAATCACGGATGACGACTACATGATAAGGGTGACTAAATTTAACCCTGACACTAACAATGACGCAAGCGTTAAGGTTGCCTGTGACATTATCTTCGACAGCTTTCAAATTATTGCTCAAGAAAACCGCAGTTTCACTAACACTGCCCTTATGCACGTTACAGGTAGAGCCAATGACCAGTTTAGTGACATTCCCGACTTTTACGGTATTTACAAAGGTTTAATAACTAAAGTCCCTAGCAACAGGGTTGAGAATGCTATCGGTGCGGACTGTTATGACCCACCTGTTTGGAACGGAGCCTTAACAACTGCTTGGCACACAAACCCTGCATGGGTTTTGTATGACTTACTGGACAACCCCCGTTATGGTATGCGTAGATATGCTCCTACCCTAAACATCTACACCCAAGATTTTTATGATGTTGGGGCTTACTGTGACAATGGCGTTAGCAATAGCTTTAGCACTGCCTCTGAAAAACGCTACACCATGAATATCACCTTAGCTGAAAACCAAAATGGCTGGGAAACCTTGCAGAATTTAGCAGGGTCGTTTGACGCTGTACTCTTTGACGATGGTGAGGGTAATGTACGCTTAAAAGTGGATAAATGGATAGAGCCGCGTGTGCTGTTTACCCCTGAGACAGTCACGCTTGAAGGCTTCAACTACAGCTTCACCGACATTAACACACAATACAATAGCATCACTGTCAGTTTTACTAACCCTCAACGCGGCTGGCAAGAGACACGGTTAAAAGTGCAAGATGAAACCTCAATAAATCAAAATGGAGAGATACCTTTAGATTTTGTCGCTATCGGTTGCATTAGTGAGAGTGAAGCTTTAAGACGCGCCCGTGCACGGTTATTAACAGCGACAACAGAGAAGATAATTACATCCTTTACAACAACTAGGTTAGGTTTAATCTTAGACCCTTTGGAAATTGTTTATATTGCCGACCCTCTACTCGGTTGGGGTGTAACAGGGCGTATTGAGTACACAAGAGGTTCGGAGATTTTCTTACGAGACCCCTTAGACATCTATTTCAACACGGAGGCAGACTTAATCCTACAAACGACAACAGGATTGTTTAAGACTAGAGTTGCAATGACTTCGCAAAGAGTCTTAGAAGTGTTAACTAACACAACAACTTTCTTAACCTTAGATTTACCTGAGTATGCCCAATTTACATTAGGTAACTTTACTACTGTTGACGGAGCTATTTTTAAAGAGGCTAAACCCTTCCGTATTACGGCCATAGAACCCTCTAAGGATTATAACACTTACCAGTTAACTGCTCTTGAGGTTAACCCTATTAAATATGATGTTGTTGGCGATGCCGATAACATTAGTATCAGCATTGACAGGGACGTTTACACAGGTATTAACTTAAAGCAGTTACTTGCTGACAACTTACACTCTTTGGATAAACAGTACCAAAGCGTCACCTTCACTTTTGACGGCACTTTAGAGCAGCAAGCAGGTAGTTTTTTACTTATCTGTGCTGCCAATACCAATGACTATGCCCTTACTATTGGCGATTGGACAGGCTTATTACCTCTAGGGGTTAAGCCTAAGCTAGTGTTTAAGGGAGCTGTTAAGGTGATGGGTCGTGGAGGCCGAGGCGGTGAAGGTGGTTTTGCCTTTGCTAAGACCCCACCGTGGCTTAACCAAGATGAAGACGAGGTGGACATCCTCTTGGGTTATGGTGAGTCTGCTGAGGATGGAGGGGAGGGGATCTTCTTCGATTACCCTGTTGAGATTGAGGTGCAAGATACTGCTAATGTAGAACTCCTCGGAGGTTATGGCGGAGGTTATGGCGGACGGGGTTTAGCTTTACACGGTAATATGCTGCAAGCCCCAATTCAGAGCATAACTAACGGAAAGTCCGTTGGTACTTACTGGCGTTTTCAAGTTGACGAGGGTAGAGGCTTAGTTTTAATAGCAGGTGCAGGAGGGGCAGGTGGGTGGCCTCTGGGGTTAGGTGCTCCCTCTGGGGTAACTTATGAGGCAGAAGTAAACAATGTTTATCTAGGCTCTAAACCCGTCCCATCGGGAGCAGGAGCAACTAAGATGGAAGCAGGGGTTTCCGCCTCAGCCCAAAATTATGTTGGTACTGTCCGTAGGAGAATTAACAAATTCAGCTCCACTGATGACCCTTACTCAGTTTATAACGGGGAAGGTCAAGACGGGCAACCGACAGGCGTAATTAAGAACCCTACAGGGTATAAGTCGCCAAGCGCGACTTATCCTTTCCTTACAACGACAACAGCAGGAACACCTACCAACGGTGCCCAAGGCATTGGTGTTATCAATGAAGGTAACATGAACGTCACCGCTCTTGGTGCGGGGTCGGTCTTGACGTACAATACAACATCAGGTTATACAACACTCACAGGTTAATATCATGGCTCTAATGTCAGGCAAAGTTTATAGCAACACAGGTGCACCTAGTAATGCTGATGGCGTTAACGGTGATATTTATATGCAGTTGGACGGGTTCAAA